TGGGGCCCCTGTTACGTGTTCGAGTGCCGGTTCGCGAACACTAACAGGCCGAAGCCTTTCTTGGTCAATCCCTCAATTGACCGGCCCGCCTCCATGGTCACTGCCCTGTGGGGTGCGCATGGGAAGTGATACACGATTGCCCAAATCATCGTCATCATACTTCGAATACCATGCGCCCCACAGGGAGGGCGGGAAGAACCCGGTATGGCCGTATTTATAGAGTAGCTCCACCTCCCCCGGGCGAGGAAGTCGCTCTAACCACTCCCACTTGAACGCGGACCAGGGTATGTCCATCTCCCGAAGCAGGGTAAGATCCTCGGCCGTGCCCCGAAGTTGCGGGACTTTGTAACGTGTGTGGATCCAATCCCAATACTCCTCGATGACGTACCTGGCTTTCTCATTGTAATAAAAGACCAGATACGCCATGGACGTTCGCACGATCTCCCAGCGTAAGTCTTTACGATTTCTCTCTGGGACGAGGAACATTTCGTGGAGGTCCTGCAGTGGACGCGTAGGTCGCACGCCCATCGGTGTTTGAAGGAAGTACAGCGATAGGAAGGAACCTGAGACGTGAGGTTCGGGGTCATCGTCGATGTCCACGAGAGTCGTGCTGGCGTAGCTCTTCTCCATGCTGACCTGCATGTTGAACTCGCTCAGCGCGACTTCCGCGATTCGGGGGATGATCCCACTACCTACCTTCTGTCCGTAAACGGCGATGATCGAGTCGTCACCGAACGTCCAGATCTTCGCCCTCAAGCCCAACACATCGCAAACCCTCCGCAGGATGATCCAGTTAGCGTAGCTTCCGACGATCGAGGTCCAAGGATCTCCGGAAGCCACGCCCTGGCTCTTCCTATACACGTTACCGTCCGGCATCGCAATTTGGGTGTCGATCAGTTGCTCGCACTCTGATTCCCAGTAAGCACGCCCTCCGGGAACGTTGTCGAACCGTCCCCGGATGTGCTTCATCACCTGTTGGAGAAGGTCCCGGGGCAAGCGCTGGTCGAATTTCGAGAAATCGAGGAAGATGAAGGAATCAGCACCCTTACACCAGTCCGCGATTCTCTGGTATGAGTCCGATAACGGACCCATTCCCAGCAGCACACCCCCGTCCCTCTTGTCAAGCCCCTTTACCATCGACATGTATGGTCCAGCGGCCATCGTCCCCAGCAAGTGTCGAACCAAGTCCGGCATCACAATCAACCGCCCCTCCTTCCGATCCGGCGCGTTGGTATCGCGACAGGAATCCAATCTCTTCCCCCTCCCAGCGACTCCCGCCGGGGGAACTTCGTACTTCTCCCCCGTATCCGCCATTCTCCTTACGAGCCTGGAGGCTTCCACGACTGCCGGCATGAGTGCCGCCCGTTTGGTGCGATAGCCTAAGCGCTTCCATCTAATCCCAGGCGAGGTCTGCGAGGGAACAACGATCTTTGGCAGCAGGGCGGGGTCCAGCCAACCCGAAATTGAACGCGTCCATCCCTCTACGGCACGCAACTCTGAAAAGAGCCCAGCATAGGTGTCCGTAGTGGGCTTGACGCGCCCAGGATTTCGGTTCCCAAACCCCTCCATGTGTTTGTACAAGTCACTGATCGCTGGAGGAACGAACTCTGACATCACAACCTCCTCGGACGGTCCCGCCATGCAGGTCATCTCGTTGGCACGATCATCGAGGAACCTCGCATAGTACTCGGAATTCGAGGTCTGCGGTTGTACATACCGGTAACGACAGAACGAGGCGTATCCAAGGTGCCTCACGCCTTTAATGAACGTAAACGAGCGCGATCGCTCGAGAGAAAATTGCCAGTGCCTAGCTGGCTCTCCAGCTACATCGGAAACGGTCGTCGGATGTTCCTTAATCCAGTCTAAGACGACCTAGACGTCGGACCAATCCACGTCCGCCCCCCCGTGCAGCGATGCGCCAGAGACTAGAAGTTTAAATCCTCTAGCATCTGCGCCGTCAGGCCAGCCTCAGCACTCTCCGCTTCCTCCCCTTCCTCCAAGGTAATACCGAACTTCGCAAGTTCGGCGGCCGCGGTAGCACGCTTCGGCGTAAAACCGGGATCAAGCTTGGCCAGCTCCTCGTCCCGCTGACCCAGGAGCTGGTTGAGACGCCGGGTTACCTTCCGGGCCTCAACGATCTTCGCTTGCTGCTCCGCTACAAGAGACCGAATCTCGGCCTTGTACCGGGCAGCGACTTCCCCATAACGGGGGTCCCGCCTCAACGCCACCGGATCGAGGAAGCGATTCAGGTGGGCCTTGTAGGCAGCACCCGCTTCCTTGAGCTTCTCAAGGGCTTGCGGCGAGTGCTGGGCCACCAGCTTCACATCCTCCTCCGAAATCTTAGCCTTCTTGACAGCCGTCAAGATAGCAGCTACGATCGTAATGGGTGCGTCCCATTCTGCTTTCAGCCGGGAGGCATGGCTGATGTCTCTCCCCTCGCCCACCCAGTGTATCTCGCGACCATCAACATCGTAGGCCCGGATATTCGGGAGCACCCCAGCGAGCGCGCGCCCGCCGACGGTGTCCCACTCTAGGGGAACGGGGGTCTTCCCAACTCTCCAGTCGGACGGGAAGAGATCCTCTACCCCCCGGGGGAGCGCCGATACACCCTGGTGCATCAAGAAACGCCTTATAATGTCGAGGGTTACGGCGGGGGTAGAAACGCCGTAACCCGAAGCCCAGTTGACGGAGAGGGCGGACTCGGGGTCTGGATCGAACCCCTCCCTAACACCTCCCGAAGCGGTTGAGGACCCGCTAACCCTCTTGCCCTTAGCTCCGGCACCCTTTTGGGCGGGGGTACCGACAGCCGGCAGGGACGAGGAGACCGGCTTCACTTCCGCCGTGGTCTTAGGCGTATGAGTAGATGACATCGTCTACTATACGCCGCCCTATATAAATTTCCA